GTGCCCTCGCTGGCTTTCTGCTGGCGATGGGCTTGGGCGCGCTGATCTGGATCGACGGCGAGCGTGCTGCGAAGCGTGAACGCATCGAGCGCGCACGTCGTCGCGATCACGCGAAGGTTCCGGCGATCTGCTGGAGCAATCAATGATTCAAGCAGTCGTCACTAGTGACGGTCCTAAGACGGCCGCACAACGCCAGGCCGCTTACCGTGCTCGCAAAGGTAAGCAATGCCTGGTGCTTCTCCCCGATGACGTGAAGGAAGGCCTCGATGCTTACCTCCGTCGTCAGCATATGGACGTTGATCCGTCGCTCACGCAGAGCGACGTCATCGTCAAGCTGTTGAGAGCGCAGTTGCTGCGCAAGCGCTGATGGCTGATCCAACCGTCATCCAGTGCGCATCCACGTGCACCGTAACCGTGGTGCACGAACTCACATTTCCCTTGCTCGAAATCACGCCCGAGCAAGGTGAGCAGATCGCGCTCGCAATCGTGGGCGTGTGGGCGTTGGCCTGGTGCATCCGGCAGGTCATCCTCGCTACTCGTCAATCCGGTGCAAACAAAGAGGAAACAGAGTCATGAACAAGTTCGCAGTCGGCCAATTCGTCTCGAAGGCATCGCGCCTGGCTAACGCAAAGCGCCTGGCGGCATCGGCGGCCGTCGGTGCTGCGCTCGGCTCGCTGATGGCCCCCGTGCATGCGGCCATCGACGTGTCGGCGATCACGGCTGGCATCGCCGAGTACAGCGGCACCGATTCGCCCATCGTGAAGATCGGTGGTGCGATCCTGCTGGTGGTACTCACCATCGCGGCCATCGTGTGGGTTCGTCGCGCGCTGAAGTAAGCGGTCGTTGATCGCAGGGCCCCGGCTTGATCACCCGGGGGCTTCTTCAAAGCGTTCACGTCGAGCGTTTCGTAGAGGGCAAGCAAATGGGTCTTTTCGTGATGATCGCGATCTTGGGGGCGATGTGGCTCATCTTCACCGCTTGATCGCAGTCGTGGTGCTTGGGTGCGCCTCGTTCGCCGCGCAGGCTCTCATTCCCCCAGTCCCGCAGATTTCTGGTCAGTGGCCTTGGGGCTTACCGAGCCCTGTTGTTACGGGCGCGAGTGCTGCAGATGTGTGCGCGGCGCTTCTTCCGGCCTTCATTACTCAGTACAACACGGTGCCCGGGATCACTGGGTTCACTGTGGTCGTTGGACAGGTGCCGACGCCTACGACCTCGGGGTACTGTCAGGGGTCGTACATCCATCCTGATGGCTCGCCTCGCTCGCCTGCTAGAGCGACGCTGTACATGAATGGCGGCAATGTCTGCCCGGCAAATAGCTCGCTGATCTCCAGCTCTGGCATGTGCTCGTGTAATGCGAACTATCAGGACTCGCCGGATGGAAATTCGTGCGTGCCTTCTAAGTCTCGCTGGGAGAAAGCCTGCGAGGCCAACACCGGCAAGCGCTACAACTTCCAGTCCGCTGGCAAGAATCAGGCTGGCGGTTGTCAGACCGAAATCAACAACGTGAATTCGCCCATCGAGGGCGATACCGGTGGCCTGCCCGATTCGTTCGGCTGCCAGGTGCGTTTCGTTGATGACGGCAGCAAGACCTCCGCGCTTGATCCTGACACGAAGGAATGGGTCACCAAGGGTCTCGGTCGCGTCACTGGCGAGACCTGTGTGGGCACTGGTGTGCCGGTGCCTGGGGATGCCCCTGAGGGCACCACGCAGGAATCCGAGGGCAAGAACGATCAGTGCCCCTATGGGCTGGTGAAGGGCGTCAACGGTCAGATCGTGTGCGCGTACAGCGATCCCAATGGAACTATCGAAGGCACGGAGACCAGCACCGTTAAGAACCCCGACGGCACGTCGACCGACACGAAGAAAGAAATCAAGTGCGACGGTGGTGTGTGCACGACGACGACAACCACGACGACACGCGATAGCGCGGGCACCATCGTCGGCACGAAGATCGACGAGAAGAAGGAGTCCATCGGCGAGACCTGCAACAAGGACCCGGGGAACAAGGTCTGCGCCACGACCGGCGGCGGCGGCGGTGAAGGTGGTGCAGGTTTCTCTGGCACCTGCGAGGCTGGTTTCCAGGTGAAGGGTGAAGACCCGATCCAGAACGCGATGGCCTTGGAGCAGTACAAGCGCAACTGCCAGTTCTTCGAGAAGAAACCTGATGCGACCGACGAGACGCGCGCGTATGACGACATGCTAGCTAAGGGCAAGCAGGGCGGCGATCAGACCGGAGATCTGCCTGCAGGCTCTAAGCGCGAGGTCACCATCGGACCAGGTGATTTCGATTACTCCAGCGCCATTGGCGCGTCGCAGTGCTTCACGGATCGCAGCGTGCAGATCTGGGGGCGCACGGTGGCCATTCCGCTTTCCATCGTTTGCCCGTGGCTTGAGATCCTGGGCAATATCCTCGTGGTCGTCGGCTCTTTGCTGGCGGCTCGCATCGTCGTAAGGGGTTGACCATGCCGGCATTTCTTCCTTGGGTCCTCGCGGCCTTCTTCGGTGGGCTGCGCTACGTCGCGGGCTCTCTCGCTGTCCAGGTGCTCGTCGGCCTTGGTATCGGACTGGTCACGTACACCGGGATGGATATCAGCCTCACCTACCTCAAGCAGCAGGCCATCCAGGCGCTGGGTGGTCTGCCTGGCGAGGTCATCGGCGCGCTTGGCTACGCGAAGGTCGGTGTGTTCATCAACATCGTCACCAGTGCGATGGTGGCGCGCATGAGCATGACGATGATTCGCACCGCCTCTGGCGCGCTCGCGGTGAAGCGCTTCTTCAAGACCTGATCCATGTTCTACCTTCGCACAGGGGGCAATGGCTCCGGCAAGACCCTGCTCACCCTCAAGGACGTTCGGGCCCTCCAGCTGGCGACTGGTCGCCCGGTGTGCATCAACATCCGGCCGCCTGATGATCCGAAGAAGCCCAATGAGCCTTACTGCAACATCAAGCCAGAGAAGCTCGAAGAGTTCGGTTGGAAGAAGATCCGTTTCGAGGACTGGGAAGCTCAGGACGACAACACCATCTTCCTGATCGATGAGTGCCATTACGACCTGCCGGTCAGGTCTACGAAGGTCCCTCCCCCGCACATCCAACGCCTCACCGAGCATCGCTCGCGAGGCTTCGATTTCTTCCTGCTCACGCAGCATCCGAAGAACATCGATAGCTTCGTGCGCAACTTGGTGCAGGCACCTGGCTGGCACGAGCACATCAAGCGCCTCGGTGGTGCTCTCCCGGTCGCCAACTTCCACCAGTGGGACGCGGTCAACATCCAGTGCGAGAAGTTCGGCAGTGCGAAGGATGCCAACTCGAAGACTCGTCCGTATCCGACCGAGGTTTACACCTGGTACGAGTCGGCCACGATCCACACCGGCAGGAAGCGCATTCCGTGGCGGGTGTGGTTCATCCTGGCCGCCGTCGTCCTGATCCCGTACCTGTTCTACAGCGGCTTTTCGCAGATCGGCAAAGGCACCGCGGGGAAGCAGTCCTCGAGCAAGGCAGATCCTGCTCGAGGAGGTTCTGCAGCTGGTGGAGGCGGTGCCGCGGCGAACCAGGTTAAGACGCCTGCCGAGTACGTCGCGAGTTATCAGCCGCGGGTGCCTGGGTTGATGCATTCGGCGCCGGCCTACGACGGGTTGACCACGCCTAAGCGTGTTCCGGTGCCGGCCGCGTGCGTGGAAATGCCCTCGAAGGGTTGCAAGTGCTACACGCAGGACGCAACGCCCTACCCTGTCGAACTGGCGATGTGTCGCCAGATCGTTGCGCATGGCGTCTTCCTGGCCTTCCAGGCCGAGGGTGAGCTGGCCGGGCGCAACCAGGTGCAGCAGCAGCCTGTGAAGGCTCAGGAACCCGTCCAGGCGGCCCCTAGCGCCCCGCCAGGGCTCGTTTTGATCGGTGGGGGCATCCCTACCGCCCCGAACCCGCCTGCGGTCGCTCCTGCGGCTCCTGCGCAGTCTCGTGTCCAGCCTGGTTCAAAATGGTCCTTCACCACCGGAGGCTGATATGGCGGACTGGTTCGAGCTCGTGATGCTGGTGCTGTTTGTGGCTGTTGCCGCCTGGATCAATTACGACGGCTTCAAGAAATTCAAGCGCTCGTTCGACCTGGACGATTGAGCGTGAGTTCGACCAGGTCGAAAACACCAGGTCGGAATTACGGGCCCCTGCGCAAGCGCCTCCACTACTGAAAAGCAAAACGCCGGAGCCCTTGTGGCGTAGGCATCCTGGTGCGACCAGGTTGGAATTACGTGCCCCGGCTTTAAAACCCAACGTGAAGAAAAACGCTCGTGGCCACGAGCTCCTGTCCTTGGTGCGTAGCCGGCGGGATTCGACCAGGCACGTAGACACGCAGCCCACGTAGACACAGGCGCCAGCGTAGACACACCCGTAGACACGTAGACACGCAGTGCGAGTGCGAGGGTGTGCGAGCTGGAGACTGTGCGAGTGGGCGTAGTGCGAGTGCCTGGTCGGAGCCCGCTGGCGGAGCCCCCTGCCCTTTCTACCTGGCACAAAAGATAAAGGCCCCAATTGGGGCCTTTTCTAATTCGGATATATTTTCAGGAATTACATTTTTTCAACCGAAATTCGGTTGACATAAGCCCGATTGTGTCTGGCTAAATCGAGCTTTTGCACATTGTGTGAAGATTCTCAGATTCACTAGGAATGTGCTTTGCGAATCCTGTGCACGCGAGCAGCCGCGCCGAAGAAGAACCAAGCTCACCACTTGCCGTCCTTGGGAACGGCCTTGGCCGCGCTGGCTTTCGCATTGGCGGCCGCGGCGATCATCGAGGCGGCTTCCGAGCGGTTCGCCTTGTTGGCGAAGTCGACGGCGGTCATGCCCAGCTGGTTCTTCATGGTCGTGTCGGCGCCTTCTTCAAGCAGCAGCTTCACGGCATCGTTGGAGCCGTACATGGCGGCCATCATCAGCGGCGTGGTGCCGTTGGGCGATTGCGCGTCGATGAAGGCGAAGTT